CTCCCTAGTGTGATGCTTATTGATTCCGCTCCGACGCGATGCGCCTTCGGTTGTAGACTTCCTCCCGGATAGACTCGAGACCGCGGACGATGGCGAATCGAATCGCATCGGACCGACTCACGTTCCCGAGCTCCGGGAAGGTCTCCTCGATGACTGGACACATCTCGTCGAGCTCGTCGACTGTAGACTCTCGAAGATAGACTCCGACCACTCTCATGATTTTTCCTCCTGATAACGTGTAAAGGTCTTTACACGTACCCCGGACTTGATCTACAAATCAAGAGCGCCGCGGCGCGAACGAGAACAAAAAGGAGACAACGAGATGACCCACCACACTTTTCAATCTGTACTTTCTGAAATTCGAGAAGACCTCGCCGACGGTTCGACCGGCGTCCTCGCGCAATACCTCGCGGACCTGATGTCGTACAACGCGACGGAGTACCAGTCCGGCGAAGGTCTCCGCGAAGCGTTCGACACTTTTCTCGAGAGCCTAACTAACGACATCGATTTGAGCGCCATCGATGAGGATCGTCTTTTCGGCGAGTCGCTTGATCTACTCTGGGCCCGTAAATGGTGGACGTCGGACGATGGCGAAGGCGTCCTCGGTGAATGGGAGATCACGACATCCGACGCCGAGATCTGGGCTGAGCTCAAGGAACAAGGTCACGACCTAACCGGAAAGATCGAAATCGGATGAGGCGCCGCATCGTCCTAGACCACGGGTCCGGGTCGGTCTTCGAGATCGACCGGACCGACCGTCGAGTTTACCTCGGATCGTTCGAGTCCTTCGGTATCGAGGAGCTCGACCATTACGAAGCGATGGACGCCGTCCGTCGTCGCCTAGCGAAAACCATAAAGGAGGAAAAGAGATGAGACGAAAACTCATCGAGGAAGCGGTCCACCTGGACCATACCATTCGATTCGAGGAGTTGACCGAGAAGGTCCTTCGAGTCGTTGTCTTGGACCCGGCGGACCGGGTCGTCTTTGATTCGGCTTGTTCCGTAGAGGAGCGGACCGATGTCACTTTCCGGAAGGAACTCGAGGGATTGATCCATCGGTTCAACGCCGGGATCTACTTCGATTGAGGACACTATGAATCGAAACAAATGGACCGCCCGATATCGAGATCATCTGATCGTCTACGTACGCCTCACCGGTCATAGTGGAGTCGTCACGATATACGAGCCGGGAGATCGGGTCATACATGAAGAGGTCGCCCATATCGGAGAGATCCACGATGGAGACCGCGAGAGGAATTTAAACGCGATGATGCTTCGGCTGCATCGCATCATTGATCGACGTCACGAAGGCGTCGAGGAAAGGGATCAGGAAGTAAAATGGTATCACTGAAGAGAACCAGCGACGTCCAGTCGCACCACCTAAAAATCTTAGTCTATGGAGCCGCCGGAGCCGGGAAGACCCGTCTCATCGGTACCGCGAAGGACCCGTTGATCATATCGGCGGAGAGCGGTCTCCTTTCGCTTCGGGACATCGATGTCCCGTACATCGAGGTGAAGACTCTCGCGGACGTCCAAGACGCCTACACCTTCGTCTCGAAGTCGGAGGAGGCGAAAGCGTTCCGCTGGGTCTGTCTCGACTCCATTTCGGAGATCGCGGAGACCGTCCTCGCCGCGGAGAAGAAGGCCGCGAAGGACCCGCGGAAGGCGTATGGCGAGATGATGGACACGATGCGGAAACTCGTCCGAGCTTTCCGCGACCTTGAAAAGAACGTCTACATCTCGGCGAAGATGGAGACGATAAAAGACGAGACCGGAGCCGTCGGCTATGGTCCCTCGATGCCGGGTAATAAGCTCGCGAACGACCTCCCCTTTTTTATGGATGAGGTTCTCGCTCTTCGCGCCGTGAGAGGTGAGGACGGGACCGTCGAGCGGTTCCTTCAGACTCAACCGGATGGAACCTATACCGCGAAAGACCGCTCCGGCGTCCTCGATAGTTTCGAGGCTCCGGACCTTGAGGCTCTCGCCTCGAAAATTGTCACACCTAACAAGTAAGATCAGGAGAGAAAGAAATGTTTAGTTTTGATGGAAGAGATGTAGAAGTAAGCACCACGACCGAGGGAGGCGTCCTCCCCGATGGTCAATACAATGTTATCGCGGACGATTGGTGTTTTCGCGATAGCGCCGCCGGGAATCGATATTTCGAGATCACCTTCTCGGTTGTCACTGGCCAGTATTCCGGATGGAAAGCATGGGCGAAGTTTTCGCTCGAGCATCCCGACCCGGAAGTCGTTCAACGAGCTCGGAAGGATCTCGCTCGGTTGCTCGTCCAAGGCTTCGGGATCCCGCCGGTCTTCCAAAGTCCCGACGAGTTGATGCGTCGAGGTTGCGTCATCACGACCAAGCAACGCGAATATAACGGGAAGACCTACGTCGACATCAAGCGTTATGCGAAAGCATCCGAGGCCGCGGTCCCTGCGTCAACGGCGACATCTGCGACACCTGGTCGACCAGTAAGCCGGACCGAGGCGAATGAGATCGCTCCTTTCTGATCAACGTATTCGAGAGCTCGCGAAGGGTCCGGCGTCCGTCCTAACCTTTCGCGAGCTTTTTTCCGCGGTCTTAAAGGCCGCCTTCGAGGTACCAAAAATGAAGACTTTATTTCGTGTCAAACCTGTATGTCGAGAGACTCTCGTCCCTTACACCGTCTCGGTCGTTTCGCAAACTCCGGAGCGATGCCAACTAGAAACTAACCGCCCATGGATGCCGCTCGAGGCGAAGGGAGAGGTCTACACCGAGGTGAATGTGAATCACATCGTCTCGATCCATGAGATGTTCCAGTCGCCGATTGGTGAGGTCGATCAAGACGTCCTCGACCATTTCTCGATGCCGCCCATCGTCTCTTGGCTCGAGCTCTCCAACGGGAAACATATCGTGATCGAAGGTCCCGCGGAGATGGCTCGAGGAGGTTTCTAGTCATGAAGTCGACGCTTCAAATCCTCGACCATAACCTAGAGATGAACCAAGGCGACGGGTTCCGTCCGCACGGAGGAGCATCGGGAGCCGGGAAGGAATGTCCCCGCTCTTTCTGGTACGATTTTCGTTGGACGACCGAGTCCGACTTCGACGCGAACGTCCTCCGGAAGTTTCGCTCGGGTCACGCCGACGAGGAGGTCGTCGCCGCCGAGCTCGAGAAAGTCGTCAATCTCGGCGAGCGTCAAGCTCGATTCAAGGACGGACATCTCGGAGGCTCGGTCGACGGTATCATCCGGGGAGGTCTCGTCGAAGATCCGAACGGTGTTTATGTTTGGGAGCATAAGTCGATCGGGGAGAAGTACTTCGACGAGCTCGAGAAGAAGGCCGCCGGACTCTCCGCTCTCGGTCGGAGCGATGAGATCCTTCTCGACTGGCGTCCGGTCTACTACGCCCAGGCTCAATTATACATGCATTACCTTGAGATCGATCGTCACTATCTCACCGTCTCAACCGGCGGAGCTCGGCGTCTCCTCGCCGTGTTTACGCCATACGACGGATGCTATGCCGACGAGCTCGTTCGCCGCTCTCAAGAGATTCTCACGTCTCTCGAGCCTCCTCGTAAGGCCGGGACCTGGGATTCCTTCGTCTGTCGTTGGTGTTCTCACTCGGCGGTATGTCACGACAACGTCGAGCCGGTGAAGTCGTGTCGGTCGTGTCGGTATGCTTGGCCGAAGCGGTCCGGCGAGTGGGTCTGTATGCACCACGACACCGAGCTCGACCTCGAGGCTCAACGCGCCGGCTGTGCGCATTGGTGCCGATTTTTAGACAAGTGAAGAGGCTCGTCGTACCATCAAGGAAAGGAGGATTCTAAAATGGAATTGATCGCGGTCTTATGTCTTTTCGGTCTCGGCTTTTGTCTTCTCGGAGCGGTCTTCGAGTATTTTATGATGAGAGCCGAGCGTCAAAAAATGGTCGAGCTTCGTCGTCGTCTTTTCGGAAACGTCGTCGATCTTCGTGAATGGAAAGCTACCAAGAAACGAGCATCCGGTGTAAGGTTTAAACGTTGAGTCGTTCCCCCTAGTCTCTTACGAGTAGAGGCGAACATGGGCGACTCAATACTCCGGGGAGGTCGCGCATGTCGGTAATGTCGCCGGCATCCTCCCCGGATACTTCACAAGACGAGACCTACCTCGCGCACCTTCTCCAAGACTTTCGACTCTCTCATGAGAGCGACCTCCGAGCGGAGCTCGTCGAGCGGGACCATCGGTCCCGGACAATCTTTCTTAGGGTCCGACGTCGCTCCTTCACCGAGCTCGGTGTGTCCGTGAATGGTCATCCCCAAGTCGCGGAAGATGACGCATAACTCGACGAGGGAGATCCATTGTTCCCCGGTCGGAGGATGCTTCGTGAAGTCTTCATGCTCGGCGACGATGGCGACACCGATCGATTTGATGTTGAAGCGTTTCGCGTGATTCCCGGTGTCGGTGATCTTGAGACACTGGTCGACGATGCCATCGGGTCGGATCACAAAATGGTATGCGAGCTCGCCTCCGGTGTAATAGCCCGCCTGGTACTTCCGAGTGTCTCGGAAAGCGTCGGCGATCTCGGGTCCAGTCGTCCCGAGGCTCGCTCCGATTTTATGGATCACGACTTTGTCGACCCGCTCGAGACGCCGCTCTCGAGTCTTCCCGTCGTCGCATCGTTTGATCTGATCGAGGACTCTCACCATCGGATCTTTACTCCGGCCATAGCGGACCAGTCTCTCGTCGATGCGAAGTCCGCCGAGGCGATCGCCTGAATGTTTTCGTGAAGATGTAAGGCACCATCGACAACGCCGCGGACGCCGTGAATATCGCCACGTATGCCGAGATCGAGAGCGCCTTGTAAACCTTCCCGGTCGAGCTCCTTCGCGACATCGGAGACGACCGCTAGGACTTTCCCGCGTCGGTACCTCGAGCCGCTTCCGCGACGCTCTCGGCCGCGACGAGAGCCGCCTTCGTCTTCGCTCGTGAGTCGTTGTAAGACTTCGCGCCGAGACCTGCGATCACGGCTCCGGCGATCTGGACCCATGGTCCGGACGCTCCGTCCGCTTCGAGTTGAGTCAAGATCGCTCCTA